GAGTACAATGGAATAGGCGTGAATAAAGAGGATTGGTTAGTTATAGCCAAGAGTAGTAAAGAGGACGCTGTAAGCACAGGTCTTGAGTTAGATGAATTGATTATAGATAGTCCTAAGTTGGATGCATTTGTATCCAAGTTTATTCAGACTGATATGTTCACACCTCAAGAAGAGCTTAGGAAGGTAGATATTAAATGGTCAAGCCCTAAGCAGGTGCTTGAACTGTTTCAAATATTGGTACCCAAGCTTGAGAACGTGAACAGTAAGGAGATGTATAAGTATAGGAAGAAGAATCCTATTATAAATAAGTATGTCACCTATAAGGAGAAGATGAAGCTTTCAACCAGCTATGGTGAGGAGTTCTTTAAGTTCTTAGCTGCAGATGGTAAGGTGCACACTAACTTCAATCAAATCCTTGATACAGGCAGAGTTGCAAGTAGACAACCTAATATGCAACAGATACCAGGTAACAATACGTTTCGTAATTGCTTTATAGCACCTGAAGGATACGTGTTTGTATCTTCAGACTACAGCTCGCAAGAGCTGAATGTAATAGCATTTGGAAGTAAAGACCCAGTGTGGCTAAAAGCGTTGGAGGACGGACAAGACTTGCACTCAGTATGTGCAGAGCTCGTGTACGGACAACAATGGTTAGAAGCAGCTGAAGATGATTGTAACTACCTCGTAGCTAAAGGTAAGTGCAATTGTCCTCAGCATAAGAAGCTCAGAACAAATGTGAAGACAGTTAACTTCGGCCTTGCCTATGGTATGGGACCTCAAAAGTTAGCTGACACACTGAGCATCAGTCTTAAGGAGGCTAAGAGTTTAATTGAAGAGTATTTCATAGCATTTCCTGCTATCGGTGCATTCTTAGATAAGCTTGGAAGCTTTGGTAAGAAGTTTGGATATATAAAGACGTTCCCTCCATACAGGAGAAAGCGTTGGTTTCCTGATTGGTACCCTAAGATATGGGACAGTATATCAGCTAGGAATGAGTTAGGCTCAATTGAAAGAGCGTCAAAGAATACACCTATTCAAGGTGCATCTGCTGACATGACTAAACTTGCTCTCATATATATAAGAGATTATATCAATGAGCACAAGGTACCTGTTAAGATAGTTATGACTGTCCACGATCAAATCGATACTGTCTGTAAAGAAGAGTATGCTGAGGAGTGGAAGACAATAATAACTGAACTAATGGAGAAGGCAGCGCTTAAGATTGTAACTAATGGCCTATTGAAGGCAGATACTAACATCTCTAAAACTTGGGAGAAATGATACGTAATCTGATACGATTTGATACGATTCACTAAAAGATAATGAGCGCACAGCATTAAAAACGGGCGCACAAGTATATGCAATTAGATATAAAAGTGGCAAACCTCTAAGAATCATATGCAATTAGATATAATAAACAGAACAGATGAGTTCACGTTATAAGTGAATGAACTCACCTAATAGCATAACGATAAGGGAATGCCTTATAGTTCAAACAAATGCCTAAAATCCTAAATTTAGGTAAATGTTTGCAATGGTACTCCTGAAATACAGGATACCCACATTTTAAATTTAATAACATGGAAGACGAACTAACAAGTGACTGCTGCGGAGCATACACAGATTTACCCGAAATGGGAATATGCCCAGATTGCCTGGAGCATTGTGAATTTACATCCGGAGATGATGAATAGAGAAGTAGAGAAAGTAGCACTTAAACAGCTACTCGTTGCTGTAGTAGTTGTTTTGTTGTTAATATTTATAATATTAATATGATAGATTTTATATGCCCTGCGTGCAAAGCAGAGAGATCAGTGAACAAAGTAGTTACCAAAGTAATTGCAGGTAAAGTACGACACGACGTCCAGTGTGATGAGTGTGAGGAGTATATGGATATAAAGAACCCTAAAACAGGGTTTCCAAACTTCTCATCAAACTCAATGGGCCAAGTATAAACGACTGTCAGCATCGTGCTGGCAGGTAAAACATAATTAAATATAACGTAACGGTCTGTGTTTAAATTATTGTGATACCGGAAGGGAGTCCACAAGTAAAATCAAATAAATGGTGAAGACCTTGCTTAGTTGATTAGCTGACTTAGTGGGCTCCTTTTTTAATATATAATCCTAATAGAATGAAAGTAAATAAACATATTGAAATCGATGACCTAAATGAACGCACTCAAACAGATGTAGACTCTGTATTTGAAATGGTGTGTGATATTACAGGGGTTCCAAAAGAACAGATATTGTCTACTAAACGTTACAGACATATAGTGGATGCGCGTAAGATACTAGTCAATGTACTCAGAAAAGTCTTAAAGCTTACCTGTTATCAAACAGGTGCAGTTGTCAATAAAGACCACTCATCAGTGGTTCACTATGATAAGATGCATATCAACCATATGAATGAGCCTGAATACAGACGCATGTACTCTGCCGTGAGTGGTGCCTACCTCATTCGTAAAAGTGTGAGAGATGAGGAAAATCTACAGACTCAATTTAGAAATCTCCAGGATAAAACTAAAACGTTGTTAGACTCATTAGAGGGGCAAGGTAAAAATTTAGAGTTTAAAATGAATACACTTAAAGAACACTTTGATGATGAAACGATATAATTTAGAGTTAGAGTTTGAGCACGGGTTCATAGAGATTGCGGTAGAGTATGAATACGAACCAGGAGCCCCAGGCTCCTACGATGATCCTCCAGAAGGTGATGAAATTACCATTAAAGGATTAAAAATAATAGGCAAAGATTTAGAGGACTTTGAACAGTTCTTATTAGAATACGAACGTGAAGGTGGGGGAAGATATAACCCAGCTGACGATCGTTAACGCGCTAGGAAAGACCTAGTATAACCATTTAATTATGGTTCAGGTAGGGGGAGCTGTGGTGGCTCCCCTTTTACATTTAAAAATAGAAAACATGTTATGCACATTAAGAGATTTTAATTTTTTAGGGTATATGAAAGTTGCTTTAAAAGAGAAAAGAGCAGGTAAACTTATAGAGTATGGAGAAACCTCCACTCTTGGGTACATACCTATATGCATGGCTCAGCTTAGATATTTAGCTAAATTCTATGGTCGCACCATCACACAAGGTGATGAGATAGCAGCCGTAAGAGTAGCAAGGGAATTAAGAATTAAAAATTAAATAATTAGAATACATGGTAAACGATAAATCAATAGAGTCTTACAAGCAGCTCCAAGACGGAGTCATCTCATTACGTCAATGGGAAGTACTGCAGTGCCTACATAAGAATGGACATCTAACAAATAGAATGATAGCTGACGAACTTAACTGGACTATTAATAGAGTTACGGGAAGAATAGCAGAGCTACGAACTAAAAATCTAGTTGGCTATGCACGTGATTACTACGATGCAGATACTAACCGCACAGTGAATATGTGGAAATGTCTGTAACTCCTCATTTAGTAAAAGATGAGCACCAAAAGAAAGCCCTGGACGCGTGGAAGGCGGCGAAGTATAGAGGCAGTGTTATCTGTGGCACTGGGTTTGGGAAGTCTCGTGTGGGTGTTCTTGCTGTTGCCCACACTCTTAATACTAGTGATAAGCCTTTTGATAAAGCACTTGTTCTTGTACCTACTGTACAGCTTCAAGACCAATTCAAAGAAGAATTCACAAAGTGGGGACACGGAGACCTATTAGATAAGATAGAGGTAATGTGCTACCAATCAGCTTACAAGTTGAAGGGGGAGTACTACGACATAGTTATATGTGATGAGGTTCACTTGGGGCTAAGCCCTAAGCATAGAAAGTTCTTCATCAATAATACCTATGGTAGGATACTATGTATGACAGCTACATTACCTGAAGAGCCTACATATCGTGCGATACTAGCTACGCTAGCACCCACAGTATACAGCTTGAGCTTAGATGAGTGTGTGGACCTGGAGTTAGTAGCTCCTTACAAGATACTATGTATCCCGCTAGATCTTAGCGTAGAAGAGAGAGCTGAGTATCAGAATATAAACAACTCTTTTGGATACCATAAAAAGAGATTAGGATACGGTGCGTTTGACACAGCTAAAGCTATTCTAGCAGATAGTAATTCTACTCCTGAAGATAAAGCTACAGCGTTTCAATTCTTTGCCTGCATACGCAAGAGAAAGAAGATCATAGATCATGCATCTGCCAAAGTATTTAAGTTGCAAAGTATAATAGCTGAGCATTTAGATACCCAGATACTTGTATTTGGTGGCAGTAATGCATTTACTGACGAGCTATGTGCAGCTATCGATGACAGAGCTGTTGCTTATCATAGTGATAAGACAACTAAGCAGAAGAAGAATGCATTGCAGCGGTTTAACGACGGCGATGCAGATGTACTCTGTTCAACTAAGGCTTTGAACCAGGGATTTAACGTGCCTAATGCGAGTGTTGGAGTTATATGTGGGTTGACAAGCAAGTCACTCTCTATGATTCAAAGACTCGGAAGACTCCTACGATTTCAAGTAGGAAAGACCGGTCAAGTTTACATCCTATATGTACAAAATAGCCAAGAAGAAAATTGGCTAAAAGAAGCAGTTAAAGATCTCCGTAATATTACGTGGGTCAAATAGTTATTAACATTAATACATTATCATGACAATATTTACTATCTTTATAGTCCTTTCCTATTTACTTTTTACGAACCCTTTTATACGATTCACTGCCTCGGAAGTGGCAGTATTCATTGTCTTTAAGTGGTCAAGCTCGGAAATTAAGGAGGACCAATACTACGAGTACACCAGGATAAAAACTTTTAAACTATTCAGGATTAGATAACCATGGAGATTACGATAGACATACAACTTCTTATAGATAACGAACTGAGTGCAGATGAGTATCTCACTTTGTACGCTATCTATAAAAAAGGCTTTAAAACCTTAGAGAAGTTGCAGCTGAAAGCTGACTGGGATAAACTCCAGGAGAAAGGATTCGTAAAGCAAGGTGCTAGTGTAGAAGATCATGTAGTTCGACAAGAATTTATTGATCTTTTCTCTAGTGACTTTGAGCAAATGTTTGCTGAGCTTGTCTCTGCCTTTCCCAGAAAGGTGGATTCAGGTAGGGGAATACGGATTTTACGAGCAGCAGATGCAGCATCAAATGCTAACCGTAAAGCGATGACTAGATACCGGAAGATAGTACTCAATAAGCCACATGTTCACAAGAGAATTATGGGGCTACTTGATAACCAACTGAAGGTGGAGAGAGATAATTTAGGATTTTTACAAAGCCTCGAAGTATGGATTAATAACCATACTTGGGAGAAATACACCGATATAGATGGAACAGACTCAGAAGAAAGAAGAATCACCAGAAAACTCTAACGTCTTCAAAGGATTAGGGTTTCAAAAGATAGACACGTCAGTACGGCAGTCTATAGCCATAGTCCGCGAAGCAAAGGAAGGGAGAAGACAGGTGCTCCCTACATCGTGGAAACGTTTGAATAGAAATTTACTTGGAGGGTTACAACAAGGTAAGATGTATGTTATAGCAGGGAGACCTGGTGTAGGTAAGTCAGCCTTTAGTAATCAGCTTGTGTTTGATGTCTTAGATACCAACGCACACAAAGATGTGATTGTATTGTACTGGACATTTGAGATGCCTGGGTATCAACAAGTAATGAGATCTGCATCGAAGGATGTGAGTAAGCAGCTAGCAGAACTCCTGTCTGTAGATATTTCTTTGTCTGATGCGGACTTCAGTAACTACGCAATGAAGGTAAGGAACTATGAGCATTATCCTATTTACTTTAATAACGTGCCCAGAACAATGGACTACATTATTAATGCAAATGAGAAGATTGTAGAAGATAGCCCTGAGAGTATTATTATTAATGTATATGACCACTCAAGGCTTATACGTGGTAGTGAGGACTCAGAGCTGAAGAAGTTGAATACAATATCTAAGGGGTGCATGTTACTGCAGTCTCAGTTCAATGTAGTAAACATACTACTAAGTCAATTGAACAGAAACATAGAACAAGAGCACAGAGCACGTAATCAATACCAGCCCTTGCTCACTGATCTGTTCGGTGGAGACTCTATAGGCCAAGACGCACATGTTGTGATGATACTTAATCGTCCCAATGATTTGTACGGAATTACTGATATGTACTGTGATGAAGACCCTGTAGGGTTAATGGCAGTACACATTGAAAAGAATAGAGATGGAATGTTAGGCATGATTGCGTACGAAGCAGACATGAGCACATTCAATATCACAGAGCGTAAATAAAACCAATATATAATGGAACTACCAACAGAAAAGGTACCGGCGAGCCGTAAGTCGCCCAAGAACATGATAATTTACGGTGCACCTAAGATAGGGAAGACCACTGCTTTGGCTACGTTAGACAACTGTCTGATTATAGACCTGGAAGATGGCTCTGACATGTTAGATGCACTGAAGGTTAAGGTAAATAACCTCACCGAGCTTACAGCAGTAGGTAAGGAGATCATTAAAGCAGGTAAGCCGTATAAGTATGTAGCTATTGACACTATCTCTAAACTAGAGGAATGGTGTGAAGAAGATGCTAAGAAACTATACATGGCAACACCTATGGGTAAGGACTTCGATAAGAAGAACCCTAACATGTCAATTCTTTCGTTGCCTATGGGTGGCGGATACTATTACCTGCGTAAAGCATTTATGAAATGGATAGCTAACCTTAATAAACTGGCAGACCATATTATACTTGTAGGACATCTTAAAGATAAGATGGTAGACAAGAAAGGAAAAGAAGTAGCGGCTAAGGACCTTGCCTTGACAGGTAAGATAACTGAGATAACATGCTCAAACTCAGACGCTATTGGGTACGTATACAGAGATGGTGAAGAGACTTGTATCTCCTTCAACTCAAACGATAATATAAACGCTGGCTCTCGCTGTGATCACCTGAAAGGGAAGGAAATGGTGTTAGACTGGAGTGAAATTTTTATAGATTAATTTTTAAACCGCTTAAATATATCAAGATGATAGAAGCACGAACAGCTGGTGAGCTTAATACACAACCCCAGGCGTCAACTACGCCACAAACTATTACTACGTCAATGATCACAGAGGATCTAGACAACGGTATTGACAGAGACGGTATCCGTCTAAAGTATAACTTAGAAAAATGGGAGGTAGCAGAGATGTTCAAACACCCCGTGCTGAAAGGCAAGAAAGTAAAGAAAGCACGAAGACTCTCTTTCCAATTTCTAGATGACACTGAAGTAGCAGATACTGCTCAAACTAGCATACCTATGGAAACTCCTACTTTAGAGGAGACTGCAGATATGCTCTACGGCGTAGATAATACGCAGGTAGAAGCTACCTTCGATCAACAGACGAGGGTAGAAGAAGGATTAGACCACAAAGGAGAATCCTTTGATGGTGAAGAATATAAAACTTTAGATATAAATTAAGCTATGGCTATTAAAAGCAACAGTTCAGACGTCACCGTAATGGGTGGAGGTATAACTTATTACTCAGGAATTTCTAATTTCAAAGTAGTAGCAGTTAACCCAGATTTAAAAGAACTCCATGAAATTGGAGTTAAGTACAAAACAGAGCCTAACTATGATATTAGTTTCTCAGGCGAAGATTTTAAAAAGATCGTGTTTTGGATTAAAAATGATGACCTTACTACAAGTATGGAAATCTTAATGAACACTACAGAGAAAGCCTCAGCAGGTGATAAGCCGCTTTGGATTAACAACGTAGGACAGTCATCATACAGTGATGTAAGTCCTGTTGATAACCCTAACATGTCATGGTGGAAAGAAGAGGGCACACGTAAATGCTTAAAGGGGGAAGATACCCTTATTGCGTTTACTCAAGCTTGGGCGAATGTAGCTAACGGCGAAGAAGTGCGTTTCGAAACAATCGCTAAGATTGCTAAGGGAGATGTAACAGAGATTAAAGCTCTCCTAACACTCTTAGATGCTAACGAAGTGCGTGTACTTGTTGGAGTAAGAGAAGCAGATACTGGAAAGACCTACCAGGCTGTCTATACTAAATTCTTTGGTCGTATAACTCCTGTACGTGATGACTTATTTGCTAAGAAGCTAAACGACGGATTCAATTCGTTTAAAGCAGAATTTGCAGGTAACCTTCAGTGGGGACCACATACACCAGAGGTAAATACAGTTCAACCAGATCCAGCACCTGTACTTTCTTTAGAGGAGAGTACTGACTGGGACTAAATAATAGAGGTTGTGGGGAGGTAAATGTGTCAACAATACCAATAAAATCCTCCCCCTTCCTTTTATTATTATGATTAAGCACCGAACTAGTGATGCACACTTACATAGTGAAGAGATACTTAAGAAGATAACTGAGTTTGACATCTTTAAGTATTACTGCTCGACGTTTAAGAGTGCAGAAAGAAAGTTTTGTAGTGAACTCCGTGAGGATAAGACTCCCTCTGCGAGTATAAAGGCCCTAGATAATGGCCGGTTGTGGTATAAAGACTTTGGATACCCTGAGCATAGTTTTGATTGCTTCTCTTACATACGTACTAAATATGGATGTACATTTAAAGAGGCGTTACACTTGATAGACAATGACTTTGGGCTAGGATTATCTACGTTTAAAACTGATGGAATATATAGTATGGGCATTATGGGGACACACTCCAATGTACAGCCTGATATAAAACCAGCAGTTAAGATAAAGATAAGAGCTAGGCAGTGGAAAGAGAAAGATAGAAATTTTTGGTCAGATTTTAGGATAAGTAAGAAAACTTTGCTTAAATTTGATGTCTGCCCAATTGATCATTACTGGATCAACTATCATATATTTGATTGTCCACTCAGTTATGCTTATCAACTAAATGGCAGATACAAAATATATTCTCCTCATGACAAAGTTAAATGGATTAGTAATACGCGTAGTGGCAATGTTCAAGGCTGGGCTCAGCTTCCCGCGCAAGGCGATCGCGTGGTTCTTACGTCTTCTCTCAAAGATGTTATGTGCCTGTTCGAATTGGGTTTCAACGCAGTTGCACTGCAGTCAGAAATGCAAATGCCAGAAAAAGAGTTCATCGAAGCGCTCCAAAAAAGGTTCAATACTGTAGTAGTATTTTATGATAATGACTTTACTAATGTAGATAACCCTGGCCAGACAATGGCTGAGAAAATCTGCACTAAATTTGGGCTTGGGAACATATGTATCCCCTCAGAATTAGGAGTTAAGGATATATCAGACTATATTACTCAATGTAAGTCCATGCAAGATGCAAAGCACCTTATAGAGCAACAACTATGACACAAGAAGTGAGAAGTAAAATTGATCATGTTTTACAACAGTGCGCTACTATATATAGCAATTTAGGGACTAAGACTCCTTTTGATTTAGGCACTAAGCAAGCTGCTAGGCAAAAAGAAAGTGACTTACTAGAACAAATTAAAGATCTAGATGAGGAATTCTACAATACTGTCACAAATAGCAAGCACTATGCGCCTAAAGTCGAAGAGATCAGTCAATAAAAAGGTTAGAAACGCCACCGCAAAGGTTTATAAAGGAATAAAGTTTAGGTCTAAGCTTGAACTTTTTGCGTATATAAAACTTGAGGAAGCGGGTATAGCTGCCCTGTACGAGAAAAGAAAATACGTTCTAATGGAAGGGTTCAGATTTGAATCAGAATCCATAGAGAGTAATTCTAAAAAGGAGTACGTAGAGAATATAACTAAGGTTAGAGATATTACGTATACCCCTGATTTTGTGGACCCTAATAATGAATGGGTTATTGAAGTAAAAGGATTTGCTAATGATGTGTTCCCAGTCAAATGGAAGCTATTCAAAAAGCATTTACAAGAACTAGGCGAGGATACTCCTATGCTGTTCTTACCACGGAATCAAAAGCAAGTGTTAGAGACTGTAGAAATAATTAAGAAAAAATTTTATGAGCAAGCATGAAGAAAAAGACGCAAAGTTTCTTATCCAAACATTTGTCATTTTATATGACAACTGGCTAACAGGAAAAGACACATCCAAGGAACGCTTGGAAAGTGTAATGAAGCTTATGCGAGAAGAATGCAAGAACTACGGGTTCTAGCATCCCAGAGATTTACCTATTAACCACAAACCTTAGCATTTGCTAGGGTTTTTTTTATTTTAAAAAATGAGCATAAAAACTATAGATAGCGATGTCACCACAAACACAGGTGGGGTCGCTAAGAAAATAAACAAAGGAGCTGAGAAGATGGTGTTTGACATCTTACAGTCCACACAGTATTCTACCCCCATACCCTCATCTGTACGAGAGCTAGTGACAAACGCTTGTGACTCGCAACGAGAGAAGGAGATGGCAATAGAAATACTGCAAGGTCATAAGACCATTGAGGATTACTACATAGAAAGGAACGGAGAGGCATATACTGACTCTAACTTTGATCCTAGCTACTATAATGTGCACTCGCTAGACCGGTTGCAGAATGATGTTCAAATAACGTATAAGAGAAATGAAGGAATAGGTTTCTGTGATACGTTTACTGTTAAAGACCATGGTGTAGGAATTGGAGGTAGACGATTAGAAGGTATCCTAGAGTTAGGGTACTCAACTAAGCGTAATACTTCTGAGAACTTCGGCGCATTTGGACTAGGTGCTAAGGTAGCCCTGTCCACAGGCGTGGATTTCTACAGCATTACTACCGTGCACAACGGAAAGAAGTTTAAGTTAAACTGCTACCCGTACACTACTAAGTTTAATGTACCTGCGTTTCACCCATTCATTACATTTTCAGACGGAACTAAGGTTCACTATGAGGAGACTACTGAGTTGAACTACACTGAAGTTTCATTTGGTGTTAAGAAGCACAACCGTAACAGGTTTGAAGAAACTGTTGAAGAGCAGCTTATGTACTTAAGTAATGTTAAGTTTGAAATTGTCCATGAAGAGGGCCTTAGAGTTCCTCAAACATTTT